TCACAAAATTCTCATACACTATATGAGAAAGTAGTACAAAATGATCTTTATGGATGGTTAATGAAGGCTACTGGTAAAGGAGGAGGATCAAGTTATGATGTAGCAAAAGTAATGCATCAAATGTATAAAGATACATATATATGTATATCTAGTAAAGATTGTTGTTGGTATTATTATAATGATGAATTACATAAATGGATAGAAGATGATAAAGGTATAAGATTAAAAATGAAAATTTCAACAGAAGTTTGGAAAAAGTTCCATGAGTTACAATTAGAATTTAGTACTAAAGTTCAAGAGTCCGGTGATGAATTTGAAATAAAAAGAGACCAAATTTTAGCAACATTAACTAAATTAAAAAATACTTCTTTTAAGAATAATATTATGGCAGAATGTATAGAATTATTTTACGATAGTCAAAAAACATTTTATGATAAATTAGATAGTAATATGAATTTAATAGGTTTTAATAATGGTGTATATGATTTAGATCAGGATGATTTTAGAAAAGGTAGACCTGAAGATTATATAACAATGTCAACTAATATTGACTATATACAATTTGATCCAAATTCTACAGAAATGAAAGGAATAAATAAATTTATTAAAGAAATTCTAACCATAGAAACTGTAAGAGAATATGTAATTAAATTAATGTCTTCATTTTTATGTGGTTCTACAAAAAATGAAAAATTTCATGTATGGTCAGGTTCTGGTGGTAATGGTAAATCAAAATTAATAGAGCTTCTTGAAAGATGTTTGGGAGATTATGCTGGAAAAATGAATGTTTCTAATCTTACACAAAAAAGAGGTAGTGCTAGTGCTGCTAATCCTGAATTAGCTAGAACTAAGGGAAAAAGATTTATTAATATGCAGGAACCCGATGAACAATGTAAATTAAATGTTGGTTTAATGAAAGAAATGACTGGTGGTGATAAAATTATAGCCAGAGCATTATTTAAAGAACCAATTGAATTTAAACCACAATTTAAAATGGTATTAACTTGCAATGATAAACCAGAATTACCTCCGGATGATGAAGGAACTTGGAGACGCGTTGTATTAGTAGAATATAGATCCAAATTTAGACATGATCCTTTAGGTACTTGGATGGATTATAATGATAATCCGATTTCAATACATCAACATAGATTAAATGTTGAAAATAATATTATATCAGATTATTGGAGTCCTATGAACAACGATAATCCTCAATTTCCTATTGATGAAAGTGTTAATGAAAATTTTAATTCATGGGCAGAACCATTTATGTCATATTTAATTAAAGTATATCAAGATAATAAACACATTGATCTTAGAGAGCCTGATGAAGTAAAAGAATATACAAAAAAATACAGAGAAGCTAATCAGCATTTTAAAGATTTTCTTAATGATAAAGTAATATTTGATAACAATTGTAATAGTATAATTCGTTTAGAAGCTCTATATAATGAATATAGAATTTGGTATAGAGATAATAATGGTAATGGTCCACAGCAGAAAAAATCAAAAGATTTAAAAGCATTTATGGAAAGAGAATATTCCGATTATTGGGAAGATGGAGTACCCGCAAATCAAAAGGGTTATAGAGGAATAATTGTAGTGTCACAACCACAACAAAATAAAGATAATATAAGTGAAAATATAGAGTTTATAGAAGAAGATGAGATATTAGACGAATTAAATGAAAATGAAGAAAAATCTATAGAAATTATAAATAATTTAAAAAAAAACACAATAGAAAATTATATTAATTGATAAATACATAAAAAGATTATATTTATATTTATATATTTATTTAGAGTATTTAATCTCCCTTAAATTTGTAATATAGTAATCCCAATGTTATTATAGAAACTGCTAAAAAGATCTTTCTTAAAAAACTTAATATTTTATTTTGTGATCTTGCATAATCTATGTCATATCTTACACTTCTATCTGTAGTTTGTACTTCTTCTTCAATTTTTTTTAATTCTTTCATTTTTGATTCTAAATCTTTATTTTTTTCCATTAATAATATATTTTGGTTAAATATATGATCTTCTTGTATGGAAGATTGCTTTATAACATCATCATAATGATTTTCTAAGCTTACAAAATAATCTTCAGAATTCCTACTTGTAACTGGAGTATCATCTTTTTTACTATCTGGACTACTGTGTCCAGTATACTGAATTTTTTCTAATTCGTCCTGGGTAACAGAAAAATTTTCAATATAATTATTAAGTGATATACTTTTCATCATATTATTTTAATTAATATATAATAATATTAAAAAAATAATATTAATGATTAATATTAAATATAAAAATGTTATTAATATTAATCATTAATAAATAAATTATAACCTCTTTATTTATAAATATTAATTAACATAAGTATACTTTTTTTTTATAATTTATTATTACCCTTGTACATTAACAAGAGAGTTTCTATTACTATTTGAATTTGTATTAACATAATCTCCTCCTAAATCTTTTAATTGTTGAATCAATCTTTCTTTTTCTGTTATACTATCTTCAAGTGCTTCTTCAGCATCTTCAGCTTGTTTTCTTTCCATTTTTTCTAAAGTTTCAGCATTTTTAATTTCTGTATCTTTCTTTAAAAGTGCGTCTCTAATTGCGCTTATACGATCCTTATTTGTTTGTATTTTTCTAGTTAAATCTTGAGACATTTCTTTTTCTACTTCTTCAAACTTTCCAAATAAATTAGCTCGTGTTCCAAAACCACACCATTCTTTTCCTAAAGCAATATCTTGGTTCATTGTATTAATTACTTTCTTTATATCTCCTGCTTTACAATATTGATCATTAACTTTAGCTCTTACATATAAGTTTTGGAATTTTTTTAAATATATTTGACATGCTTTTTCTTCAGCATCTTTTTCATCCTCCTCCTCGGTGTCATCCTCTTCCTTTTTAAGTATTTCTTCAACAGATGGACTATCAAATTTTCTAACTGTATATCTCATTCCATAACGATTTCCAGTATGATATATATTCCATATAATTACAGCGAAAAATAGTATAGTAAGTATTATCATTAAAAATATACAAAACTTATTTGAAAATGATCCATCTCTTTGTAAAAGAATAGGAATAATCGAAAATAATAAATATATAAAAACAACTCTTAATATAAATAATTTATTATTTTTTCTTAAAGATTCATTCATTGAAATATCTACTTGTCTTCTTAATGTTAATATATTATTTTTCATATCATTCATTTTATCAAAATTCAATTGCATTTCTTTATCTTGTTTTCTCATTATAACATTTGATTTTTCTTTATTATCTGTGTTAGCTTTTAGTAATAATGTATCTCTATCATATTCTTTTTTTTGATTATCAAAGGCACTTCTCCAATCTTTTGCTATCATATTTAATTTTGCTTGTATAGCTTTCATTGATTTTTCATTTTGAATTTTATCCATATCTTTACCTCTTATTATTTCTTGATTTGTCAAATCAGCTTCATATACAATTCGAGCTTGTCTTAATACTTCAGCATTAGAAAGTAAATGATCGGCATAATTATTAAAATTTGTATTTTGTAAATATTCTTTATCGAAATTTAATTCATAAACCTGATCACCACCACCTTTAACAGTGTTAGCACTAAGTTCATTATATGGTACCCCACTAGTAAAATTTTCTAATAAACAATTGTCTATAGCATTCATAATATATTATATATTATAGTAAGAAAATTTTAAAGGTATTAAATTTAATATTTTAAATTTTTATAACATAGTTAAACTTCATAATATCTTATTAATCAATAACTTAAACAAAAAAATAGATTACATTCAAAAAATTATTTATAAATAACTAATCCTGCTAAAGTACATACTATAAGTATATTAATAACAATTAAAAATAATATCATATTTCTCTTATAATGATTTCTTTCTATACCTGTATCAATCATTCTTAACTTACCTTCTAATTCATTTTTTCTATTTTCTAATGTATGATATTGTTTTGTAATATTTTTATTTCTATCAGCAATATCCCAATTTTTTGATTTAATTTCTGTGCTATGTGTATCTATACTATTTTGTGTTTCACTTATATTTTGTCTTAATGCTTGTAGTACTTTATTCATCATTTCTTTATTTGCCATAATTTTTGGTTCAATTTCTTTAGAATTAGCTACGTCTGATGCTTGAGAACTAAATTTTAAACTAAGATATTTATTATAATCTACATAATAAGTTTGTAATGTTTTTTCATATATTTCTTTCAATTGATGAATATTACATTTTCTAGCACATTCGTAATTGGTTATAGGACGTGATTTTCTTTCATCACCACGACTATTGTCTTCATTACCACATAGCTGTTTAATTAATTCAGGATCGCAGTTAAAATTATTTACCATATTAATATAATATTATATTGAGAAATTTTTTAATAATTTATGTAAAACTTTAAAGATAAATTTTATATTATATTTATTAATGTATAATAAAAAAATTAGTAATCATATAAAATACAATAAAATTGAAAAATGTATAAAAAAAATACACTAAAATATATAATTTATAAAATTTAAATTTTATAAAAAAAAATAATAATGATTTAAAATTATGTGTAATAAAACGTAAAAACTATTATGAAAATAAATATAATTTAAATTTTTTAAAGATTCCTATAAGTAATTTTAATTATAAAGAAATTTTAAATAAAAATTGTGAAAATATCTTTATAATTTCTTAATTAAGCTAAATTTATTTAACAACTCTATAAAATGTATGATTTGCTGCTGTTTGACTTGGTCGTATAATTTTTAATACTGTTCCGACTTTAAAATTATAATATTTTACAATAGCATCATCTTTACATATATGAGGTAATTGATAAATATTTACTATATTATATTTTTGTAAAAAACGATCTAGTTCATCTTTTTTCATTTCAATATGTTTAGGTACAAGATCGTGTCTTGTAATATTAAATTGTAACCTTCCAAGCCATAATATCTCAGCATGTTTATATTCCTTTTCTTTTTGAATTTTCAGTATACTATTATTTGGTTTGGTTTTTAAAATAATTAATAATTCATTATTATCTCCAGATAAATAATCTTTTGTTATATTAGATATAAATTCACGAATATTATTAGGTTTTATTTTATTAGTATTAACAAATTTTATATAAATTTTTTTATTTATAACGCTGTTATCACTACAATAAATATCTGTTTGTTTATTTAAATATAGATATTTAAATGTTTCAAAATTAATATTTAAATATTCATCAGATATCACATAATTTCTATCTTTACAAAGTTCTATAACTGTTTTATATGCATTATAATTTAATTGAATTTCATCCATTTTATATTATTATTATTAATAATATTAATTATATCAAATTTTTAAATATTAATAATATTTAATTTAATCCTTCTAATAATGAAGATTCTATTTCAATATCAATATCAATATCTGTTTCTATATCTGATTTAGATTTTTGTAATCCTTCAAAGAATGATTCTTCTGTTTCTTCATGTTTTGGAGATTTATAACCATCATCTATTTCTTCTTCTTCTAATTCCTTATCTAATAAATCAAATCTTTTAAATTCAGCTAGATTAGCAAAAGATGAATGATCAATTCTAAATTCTTCTTCATGTGCTTCTAATACAGTTTTTGTAAATTTTTCAGTTAATGAAATAGATAATTTTAAATTTTGTCTATCTATATTGAATTTTAATGTATTCAAGAATATATCATAATTTAGCATATAATCAGTGAGAATTGGATCAATATTTTTTGGATCATAAATATCTTTAATATATAATGTATCATTTTTAACTGAATAAAATATAGCATAATTACCTAATATATCATAAAATAAATCTTCTGTATCTATCTTTATTCCATCAATAATATTTAAATCTTCTTCTGAATGAACTGTTTGTATCTCTCTTTTTATTTTTTCAGTGTTTTTTTCTTCTTCAATTATTTTTTCAGTAAAATTATCAGTAATAGAAGTATTTTTGTATGTAATAAATTCAGTTGTTTCATAATATTCTATATTTTTTAATTTACCTACAAAATCTTTATTATCTGTAATACTTATATAAAAATTATATAATTCTTCATTATATTCTGTTATTAATTTAAAATTTTCTATATCAAAAGTATTATCTGTTAATTTATTTCTATCATTTAATTTTCTTAATAAACTTTTAATAGTAAAACTTATTTCTGAAAATCTTTTAATAAAATTTATTCGATAAGATTTCATAATTAATTTATTATCGCTAATATTTTCTATTATAATACTTTCATCAATTGTTATAGTATCACCATTTATACTTAAATCGTCTACACTAATATTAAATACATAAAATAAAATCATTGATACTGAATATTTGATAACATCTTCATAATCGGTTTGACCACTATCTGGACTACTATCTAATTCTAATAAATAGTTATTAAATTCTTCTTCTAATTTTTCATAGTAATAAGGATATAATAATTCTT